TTGTTTGGGTGGTTTACTTCAACCCCATTCTTTGAAGATGCAACTAATGTCAATATGAAAGATTTCTTATATAAAGAAAAACTCAAACAAATTGAAGATGATATGATGCCCGTTGGGGTATTTAATGGAGGTCAAGAGGAGAAAAATCCCCTTGGGCCTGGTTGGAAAGTATGGAAAGGTTGATTTTTATAAATAATGGTAGTGAATAAAATCGTATTATGTAAATTTCTTATAATTATTAGGAGTAATAAACATGGCATTTCTAGTCTCGCCTGGTGTACAGGTAAAAGAAGTGGATTTGACCAATGTTGTACCGGCAGTTTCATCTAGTACAGGTGGTATTGCAGGTTCGTTTCAATGGGGGCCAGTAGATGAAGTAACTACTATTGGTTCAGAGAAACAATTGGTCGAACTATTTGGACAGCCAGATGACAACACGTATCAAAGTGTTTTATCTGCTGCTCAATTTTTAAGTTACGGCAACACATTACGTGTTGTGCGTGGCGTAGGCGCTTCGGCTCTAAACGCAACTTCAGGAGCTGCAGGCCTATTAGTTAAAAATGATACACATGCTCTTAGTGTTTCTGGTCAGGATGTGGTTGCAAGATACCCTGGCACAACAGGAAACAATATTGGAGTATCGATTTGTCCAGCTGATGCCACCGCATGGGCGGCTTGGGATTGGGCAAGTCATTTTTCCGCTACACCGGGAACATCTTCGGGTGCAACTGCAGTTAGTGGAGCAAACGACGAATTACACGTAGTAGTGTATGACGCAACTGGTGGTATCACCGGAACACAGAACGAAATTTTAGAAACTTACGAGTTTCTATCTCAAGGTTCTGATGCGAAAGATTCGTCTGGTAAAAGTAATTATGCAAAAAATGTTATCAATAATGATTCAGCATGGATTCGAATCATAGATGGACTTACTGGTCTATCTAACTTCGGTTCTGCTCTAGCGGGACAAACTTTTGACGTAACTGTTGAAGGTTCTACTGATGGAGATTTTCTATCATTACTAGATGACGGAATTGATGACAATGATTTGACTGCTGGTGTAACTACAGCAGCTTATGATTATCTCGCTGATGCAGAAACAATTGATGTTTCTCTATTGATGATGGGTAAAGTGAATTGGAGTTCTACTGACTCAACAACAGTATGTAATAAGTTGATTGCAATGGCAGAAGCACGTAAAGACTGTGTTGCTTTTGTATCACCTTATTTCTCTGCCGATACGGCTGCTGAAGTTAAGACATGGGCTGGTTCAATAACACACTCATCTTATGCATTTGCAGATTCTTCTGCATTATATGTGTATGATAAGTATAATGATGTATATCGTTGGTTAGGTGCGTCTGGTTCTATGGCAGGACTAAGTGCTGGTACTGATTTAAGTGCTGATGCATGGTTCTCACCTGCTGGGTTTACACGTGGTAATGTTAGAAACGTTACTAAGTTAGCATACAATCCAAATCAAGCTGATAGAGATGATTTATACAAAGTTGGTATTAACCCGATTGTAACATTCCCGGGTCAAGGTACAGTTTTATATGGTGACAAGACATTACAAACTAAACCAAGTGCGTTTGATAGAATCAATGTTCGTAGATTGTTCATTGTTCTAGAGAAAGCAATATCTACTGCATCTAAGGCATCATTATTTGAGTTTAACGATGAGTTTACAAGAGCTCAATTCCGCAATATGGTTGAACCATTCTTGCGTGATGTTAAGGGTCGTCGTGGTATTACAGACTTTAGAGTAGTTTGTGATTCTACTAACAATACTGGTAACATTATTGATACCAATAAGTTTGTTGCTGACATTTATGTTAAGCCGGCACGCTCTATTAACTTCATCACACTTAACTTTATCGCCACTCGAACTGGTGTAGAGTTTAGTGAAATTGCAGGGGGTAATTAATCATGCCAAATTTATCAATAGATGATTTCAAAGGTCAGTTAATTGGTGGCGGTGCAAGAGGTAATTTATTTTCCGTTTCCTTGACATATCCAGATGGTTTGGATATTGCTTTGGATTTGGACGCTGCATCTTTTATGGTAAAGGGTGCTCAATTGCCTGGTTCTACTATCGCACCTGTGATGGTTCCGTTTAGGGGTCGTCAATTACAGATTGCTGGTGATAGAACTTTTGAACCTTGGACAATTACTGTTATTAATGATACTAATTTCGCAGTCCGTAATGCTATGGAAGTGTGGATGGGTAGAATTAATAATCACTTAAATAACACGGGGTTGGTAACTCCATCTTCATATATGGCGGATTTGTGGGTTAAACAACTCGACAAAGATGGTACGCCAGTTAAGACGTATAAGATGACAGGCTGTTGGCCTTCAACTTTAGCGCCGATTGAAGTTGCATACGACCAAGAAGGAACAATTGAAGAATTCACAGTTGAATTCCAGATTACCTATTGGTCAGCCTTCGAAGGTGATGAGGGTGATTCTTTAACTAGATAACTACGTAAAAATCATAGGGTACTCGAAAGAGTACCCTTAATTTAGTGTATAAATACAAGTACATTAACTTAAGGGTGTAACAACACATAAAATACTATGGCAGAAAACGAAAGAAGTTTATTCGGTTTCACGATTAAACGCAAAAAAACAGCCGAGGATAAAGTCGCAAAGACGTTCAGTCGAGACGAAGAGGACGGCTCATATCAGATATCCCCGACGGGCGGTTATTTTGGACAATACTTAGATATAAACGGTGATGAGTTTAAATCTGATGTTGAATTAATATTAAAGTACCGCAATATCACAACATATCCCGAAGTAGATGCAGCGATTGAAGATATCGTTAATGAGTCTATTACTAAACCCGAAGATGGTACAGTTGTTACTTTAAACACCGATAATCTAGAGCAAGCGGATAATGTTAAAAAACTAATTACAGAGGAATTTGAGAATATACTTAAAATCCTCGACTTCAACAACAAAGGTTACGATTTATTCCGACGTTGGTATGTAGATGGTAGATTATTCTATCATGTTATTATCGGTAACAAAGCCGAAGCAGGTATTAAAGAACTGAAACCAATTGACCCTACTAAAATCCGGAAGATGAAAGAAGTTGAAAAGGTTAAACAACCCGGCACAGCAGTAGAGTTAATTAAGACGGTGGGGGAATACTACCTTTATACTGATGATGAACACGGAGGTGTCTCAAACGAACAAGGTTTAAAGATATCCCCAGACGCAATCATACAAGTTAACTCAGGATTACTTAACGAGAAAAGAGATAAGGTAATTGGGTATCTACATAAGGCACTCAAACCAATGAACCAACTATCTATGATGGAAGATTCAATGGTCATTTATCGTATATCAAGAGCTCCTGAAAGACGTATATTCTATATTGATGTGGGTAACTTACCGAAAGGAAAGGCAGAAGAATACCTTAACAATACAATGAACAAGTATCGTAACAAGATTGTATACGACCCAACAACAGGTGATTTAAAAGACCAAAGAGACCATAAGAGTATTATGGAAGATTTTTGGTTGCCTCGTAGGGAAGGTGGTAGAGGTACAGAGATATCAACACTCCCTGGCGGACAAAACCTTGGGGAAGTGGAAGATGTAGAGTACTTCCAAAAGAAATTATACAGGTCTTTGAACGTACCACTATCCAGATTAGAACAGGATTCCACATTTAATGTTGGTAGAACATCAGAGATTACTAGAGATGAACTTAAATTCCAGAAGTTTGTCGATAGAATTAGAATTAAATTCAATGGTTTATTCTTACAGGCACTTGAAAGACAACTTATCCTTAAAAAGATTATTGTTCCGTCTGATTGGGCTGAGATTAAATCACAGATTTTTATTGACTTCTCAAAGGATAATCATTATGCCGAACTTAAAGATACAGAGGTTTTAACTGCACGTCTTGAAGTTCTTTCAATAATGGATGAGTATGTTGGTACATATTATTCAAGAGAATGGGTTAGAAAGAACATTTTACGACAAGATGATGACTTAATAAAGGAAATCGCAAAGCAAAATGAGGAAGAACCAGCTGAAGATGAAGACGAGGATATGTAAAAACCTTATCTGAAATCGAAAATTTTATAAATATATAATACGGAGACACTATGAGTATTGACGAACTAATTAGTAATGTGAAAAAGGGGGACGCACAATCGTCCAATAATTCGTTTAATTCTATCATGGCAGATAAGATAAATTCTGCGTTGGATAGTAAAAAACAAGATGTTGCACAAAAACTATATGGAGAGGAAGTTCCTATAGAAGAACCTGCGACGGAAGAACCGACAGCAGAGGAAACGCCAAATAGTGAAGACATTTAAAGATTCGTTTAACTTAATAGTCGAAAAGAAAATGAAATTACCTTCTGGTGAGAAGGTGGTTAAAGAACTATCTCGTTTGGGTAAAAAGAAAAACGTTGATGCGGTGATATCGAAAAAGGGTTCTTCATTCAACTTATATGTTGATGGCCAGATGCTCGATACTTTTAAATCCGAGAAAGATGCTGAAAAGGGTTTAAAAGAATTTATTAAGGTAATGGG